ATGGTCAGTACGTCGAGGGTCTTTGGCCTAACATGAAGCCAGCTCTACGAAGAACTCGTAAGATTGGCACATATCCAGCTTCATAAGTCTAGCTCCTAGTTAATTGCCCTGTCTCTTGGTTGTTCCGAGAGACAGGGTTTTTTTATGCGCCATTGCTTATGAATTTAATTTCTTTTCAGGAGAACACACATGTTATACGAAGACACAAAACAAATACTAACCAACATATCCTTAAAGCAACGCTGGCAAGCAGACCAGTTCCTACTACCAGCGTACAAACTCTGGAGCAAGACAGGGCAAGCACAAGTCACGACTTGGGATAAAGTCAAATACGAAAACAAACTACTACTACTCAAGCTCTACCTAGGAGACAGCAAGCTAAGCGGCCAACAACTAAGCATCCTCAACTTCCTAGAAGACTGGGTTGAAAGCAGACCACTCTTCGATGACCTACACGAAGACAGGGAAGAGATAGACAGCTTCCCATTCTAATAATTATCTTTTTACCATTGCTTATGTAATTAATTTCTTTAACTGGAGAGCAAACATGCTACCTACATTCATCGTATCAGCAGATAAACAATTCCACCTCGTTATAAATGGCAAGGTATGCCAAAGACTAGAGACCCTACCCTATGAATACATACTCGCAGAAGTACCCATCGTCTACGTTGATGAACCAACAGAAGCAGAACAATGGGAGATGGAGAGAGAGGAGTACGAACAACAGATTGGATACGAGAAGCAAGTACCATACGAGTCCACACCAGAGTACGTCAACCAACGAATAGTAGACAGGATATAACGACGACCTTTAGGCTAGTAAGTACGGCTCAGCACACCTCAACCCCGAAGTCCAGGGAGAGCGAGGGTGCTGAGTTCTTTTAGGGCCGATGAAATGCTCGCAAGGCTCGCAATTCACATAGAGGCGAAGCCTGTGCTGAACGTCCCAGACCATCTCTATAGACCAGCAGCCGAGCCGACCAGTCCGTACTCCGCTTCGCTGCGTCCGGATGTCCCTCAAAGACGGGGAGGGGGGAGTAAAACCCCCAAATCAACCCGAGGGGGTATTATGTCCCACGCACAGATTTTTCCAACTTTCCATGCCAAATGGCGGATATTCACCAAAAACTCATTTATCTACGACCGCTCGGCCTCGTTGCTGGAAATTAAATTGTTTCTGAAATAAATGTTTTTTACCAGCGAGCGACTGAAGTTGGGTCACGGTGACCTAACTTTGGTAAAAAGTCGAAAATACGCATTTTTCTTTTAAAGGCCACCCAGTTATAATCAGGGGACTGTACGAGAGTATGTTAGGAGAAAAGCATGGATAACCCATTTGATTACAATCCCGGGGGGCATCCTGACAGAACCCCTAGATTCAACCCTGAGTTTGACCTTTACGGGCAAGACAAAAGGCCACCAAGAACCGCTAGGCAGAAAATTGAGGATATGTATCGACTCGGCGGGAACCCCCGTAGCACTTCTGGCCGACCGCCCCAGTCAGACAAGGCTCCAATTATAAGGGGAGGCTCTATCCCTGAGATTCAGGCTGGGATAACTAATCGCGATCGCGAAAGAATGAATAAAGCGTTTAAAGCCGAACAAGAGGCGCAGCAAGGACTTATAGATAAGTTAAACCTTAAACAACTAGAACGACAAGATAGAGAAAGAGAAGAGGCCGAACGGTTACAGAGAGAGAATGACATTAGAGAGATGTCGGAATTAGATCGCCGCACTCCTAAGTATGGTAAGTTTGAAGGATTCCCTCTTCCACCAGAACCTGGACCAGAGCCTACTCAAAACCCCTTTAGTCCTGAAGAGAAAAGACAGCGGATAAATCAACTGCAGAATCAACCGAATCTGCGTGGGCGGTTTTTGCCTCAGGCCCCTCAATTCCAAGATCCTTGGTGGAACAGGTAAGAACATGGCAAGACCAGATTATTCGCAGCAAATGCCCGAGCGTGAGTACCCAGCAAACGTACCAGTCACTCCTGATGGGTTTGACCTGAACACCATGTTTGAGAATATTCCCACTCGAAAGGATTATACTGACAATGAGATGTTTATCTGGCCGAGTACGGGTGGGGCGTACAATGATCCTGACTATCTAGTACCCACGCAGATGCAGAAAGATCAGAACGCATTGGAAGAGGCATTAAACCCAACTGGTGAACATAGTCCTTTTAGTCAGGGGCCGTTTAATCCGATTGCTTCGGCTCACTATCCTAGCGGGCTCCCCTATGGTCATGTGCCTCCAGAAGATGCCTATGATAAAGATGGCTTTGCAAAATACCCGTATCCAGTGCCAAAGCCTCGCAAAACACACAATAATCTTCCAAGGGAGTTTCCATTTAAGAATCGTATAGCTCCTCCGCCAGGTATAAGGATACCCGATAGGCTTCAGGGGCCTTTTGGTGATGACAGATTTAACGATAAGACTCCTAGTCACAGGTAGGCTGTAATGAACTTTGGCAAGAAACACCGTCGCGAGCGGCGACGAGATAGACGTAAAGATAGACGGGCACCAGAAATGACCCCCGAGCTAGACTTAGACTTCGGCCCAGGCGAATGGGAAGAGGCTCCTCCCTCTAACTGGGAAGACAATTTCGATCCCTATCTACCTCACCCCGATGAGATATACGTTAATACCAATCCGATAACTAGGGCCCTCTTAGGCTAAGGAAGACAAATGGCAAGATTTGGATACAACAGTGGAATAGATCAATACGGACTTTCTGGCAACACAAGAGGTCGAGGAAGTTCAGATAGGCACAAAGCATTCGGCGCACCAGGATCGCGCGCGGGAACTTCTCTAAAGCCGCCAGGAAAAAAAGATGCCCCTGTAGTCCTTCCACCTCCAGGTGGCGGCGGCGGAGGGGGCAACAACGCATTCAACTGGAAAGATTGGGGAATCGGTTCTCTTGGGATGATGGGCCCTAACTTTGACTATAAGAAATTTGAAGAGCAGCGTAAGCGCGGCGAGCATGGCAAATTTGATTGGTGGAAAGAAGACCCAGGTGCACAAAACTGGACAGATAAAACTTTTGGAAAGCATGATGAGGGTGGCTGGCTATTTGATAATATCCGATGGGCTGAAGGGACAGAGCGACCCACCTTTGAGCAAATGGGCTACACTGGAGACCCAGATGCCTGGATAATCAGGGATAATTCAATGCGCCTGAAAGGCAGCATAGGCTGGAGCGATCTCCCTGGAATGTGGTGGAGAGGCGCTAACTCTGGAAGCAACACAGGTGGCGGTATTGGCGGAACCACTGGCGGAACCACTGGCGGAACCATGGGCGGAACCATGGGTGGCACGGGTGACGGTATGGCCTCTATGGGAAGCGGACTGTCCGGCCCTCCTGGAAGTAAAGGAATGTTTCCCGGAAGTCGAGAATCTGACAAGGGACCATTTACAGATCCATCTACAGTCCCTGGAACAAAATCCAACATGCAGGCTCAACAGCGAGCCAACCCTCCTGGCGGCCCCAGAACGAAAGGGCTCTCATCATTGGGGGACTTAAGCCCAACGCCGTCTAGCAGCCTCTCCGGGCCTCCTGCGGGCAATATGGCTGGCAATCAGCAGCAGAAGACAGATGCCCAGGCTCCGATTGATCGACTACGAGAGATCATGGGTGGAACAAACCAGGTGGGTACTGAAGCCGGATCTGCTCCTCAGCCTAGCATCTTAGACTTGGTAAACAAAAGACAGGCTGAGAAAAATACTCTAGCTCCTCCACCACAGGAGCAGGAAGCTCCGCAGCAGCAGGTTCCCCAGCAGCAGGTGTCTGGTTTCTATGCAGGCGATCCATCCAAAGGAATTCCTGGTGAGTGGGATCACATGAAAGGGAAATGGCCATCTCAAACTCTTAGTGGGGCTTTGAGAGATCGCAAGGAACAAGCCAGAAACTATACGCCACCAGGAAAAGATCCAGCTCCTCCGGGAAAAGTTTGGCGGATAAGTGGATGGACTGGGGAATGGGTTTTGGTAGACGAAGGCGTTATGACCTAGTTACTCTAGGTCTGTAGCAATATCTTCTTCTTGCTGAAGCATGGCAGAAAGCGCTCTAGCCTTTTGGCCTATGGAGAAGCAGACAGCACTTAATGGTACGTTTTCCTCGGCCTCACCTTCTTGCAGCAGTTGTGCCGCTGAATCTAATGCGGCTTTTGCGAATCGTAAGTTAGCTAGGTGGGGTCGCGGATCTGCCATTAATTTCTACCATTTCCTTTAATACTTGAATTAAGCTGTCGCACATCAATGTTGCTTCAGCTGTGCTTAAACACTCAGGCTCTCCGAATTCAGTATAGACGTGACATACTTCATGTATGGTCTTCTGGAGAGATAGTCCGGCCTGATATAGATTATTATTTATCGTATCTTTTTGTCTCTTTGTAAAGGCGCTATCCTTAGCCATCTTTGGCTCTCCTAATACACTCTTCTAAATATGTTATTGCCTTCTCGTAATCCTGAATGGCAGTGTTGTCTTCTTTCTTTCCGGCGCGGCAAATGTATTTCACAGCATTTCCTTCCCAGAAATCCAGTCGCCATGCGTCGATAACATCCCAAGGCTCGATCTTTTGATCATAATGCTTTGGCGGTTCTCGTCTTTGCACTTCTCTACTCCACGCACAGTCTAGACACTGCACATATTTCTTTACTGGCATCTTGCCGAAAGAGGCACTGTAGTACCTTAAGTTTTCACTGTCGCAACTCTCACAACTCGATATGTTCGTATTGGACGCACCCATAATCTTCTCTCGTTCTAAGGGCAGATGTTATCTCGGAATTGTCAGGAACCTCGAGCCATGCTTCTTCCTCACCCTCTTTCTCTTTAACGAGCGTAATTGTTTCAGCAAGCGTTTCGTGTGCATCGAGTGTGAGTATGCAAATTGACCACGTTTCATCTTCGGGCTCCGCCCAGAATCGGCAAGTCTTACATGATATATCAGGCATGGCCAGCAGCGTTCCATATTTTCTTGTATTGGGTTCTGTATTCTATTCCATCGTCCTCACCCTCAAGTTCGGACTCTGGAACAAATTCTATCAGGTGGTCTCTTGGAGTGACGAAATAATATCCGCCGAAATCCCAGATGTATCTCACTAACAGTTTATCAGGCTCGGTCTGCTGATTCCAGTAGTCGCCCTCCCAGACCATCACATCTCCTTTGCGTGGTCCTCGATCGTATTCATAATTTAGAACGTAGTATCTTAACATGAGCGCACCTCAGGCTCAGAATATATACCCATTACTTTTTTAATAGGCCGACTCTGGCAACTAACTTCATTTTAGCGAAGTCAATTCTGAGGTACACTCCCACGTCCGGTAATCGTCATGGGCTCACCCTCAGCAGTTCTTTAGCTGTTTATTGCGCTGGCGGAGTCTGTTAGGCCTAATTAAGATACACATATGTTTACATCCACTCAACCCCCTATAATGTTCTTATGGTCAAAAAAATCAAAAGTTCGTTCAATGGAAAAGAGTATACGGTTCGATACACGGTCATGAAAAAAAACCGTGGATCCTGCGATCACCCTGGAAAAAGTAATCCAGAAATTCTTATAGATAAGCGGCTCAAGGGCGTAGAGGAACTAGAGGTTTCGATACACGAAATGCTCCATGCCCTGGCATTCAAGATGTTTGATGAAGAGTGGGTGTTCGATAGTGCGATTGATCTAGCCAAGGCCTTGTACGAACTAGGTTGGAGAAAAGGAGAAGAGAATGTCTAATGTTCTCGTAATAGGTGACACCCATGCCCCAGCGATGTTAGATGGATACACGGACTTTCTTAGAGATATTCAAAAGTCCTGGAATTGTAAGGAGATAGTTCATATAGGCGACGTAGTGGACTGGTCTGCAATTTCATATCACGAAAAGGATCCCAGCGATCTAAGTGCTTACGATGAGTACGAAAAAGCCAAGAAGCAAGTTTCTGAATTATATAAGCTATTTCCTAAAGCTGTAGTGATGACAGGCAACCATGACGCACTCCCCAGAAGGAAGGCAACCACAATAGGTATACCAGAACAACTGATAAGAAAGTATGCTGATATATGGGAAACTCCTAAGTGGGACTGGAAGCCAAGATTCTCATTGCACGTTATTGATAACGTAATCTATGCACATGGCGACAGAGGAAAGGCCGGTATAGGCGCTGCTCTGAAGAACGCAAAAGAACACTTCAAATCGTGGGTGCAAGGCCATCTACACAGTCAGGCGGGAGTTTCATATTATGCAAATGAGCATCAAATCATATTTGGCATGAATGTCGGATGTGGTGTTGATGTTGATAGCGCATCTATGAAATATGGTAAGAAGTTCAACCAAAAGCCTTTGGTTGGGTGCGGTGTTGTTCTAGGAGGGACACATGCGGTCTTCGAGCCTATGAAACTTTAGGAAGGGCTGTGCGAATGAAGGATAGTAAGTTACTTAAAATGTTTTTATTAATGGGATCGGTCTGTTTTGCTTCTGTAACAGCATATATGGGCATCCTTATGTGGAAGAGTTATGTGTGGTCTCAGTGGCTACATAAGCTACAAGATAGCCTCAATCGCTATGAGAGTGGTGCGGGACCACTCATTTAGTGCTTTGTTTTTTAGTTTTCGCAACATTAAATGCGGGTGCGGCTGCAATAAGGTATTGCAGTGGTGCCCGCTTGTTTATTAACATAGGTATATCCCTTAACCCAAGACACGAGGAAAACAATGTCAGAAGAAGAAATCCAAGAACAAGAAGTGGAAGCAGTTGAGCCTCAAGAGGAGGTTGTTTCCGAGGTTGTTGATGAAAGTCCACAACCAGAGGAAACTCCATCTCTAGACTTAGAGGCTGTGTTTGATGAGACTCCAGAAACAAGGCCAGGTCAACCTGACGAATTTAATCAGGCCTTGGAAAATCTGGGGGTTCAGGTTGGTGATGGAATGCGTCCTCGCGACGCTTTGCTTGATGCTTACCAGCAAGCCGCAGATTACAACAATCAATGGCAGCAGTATCATCAAGACCAACAGCAAAGGCAAGCTGCTTACCAACAACAATTAGCACAACAGCAGCAGTTGCGTCAACAACAGATGATGATGATGCAGCAGCAGCAAGCCGCGCAAGCTCAGCAGGCTCAGCAGCAGGACTGGGGTCAGCTTCAACAGCAACAGGAACAACAGGATCCTGATGGCTGGTGGAACCCTCCTCAGTTGGATGAGACTGAACTTGAACGGTGGAGAACACAAGTACGAAATCGACGGACAGGACAATGGGAATGGATGTGGAAAGCTGGCACTCCTCGCGAATTGCGAGAGCGAGCTGACGATGTCGTTAAATACCATCAAGAATGGCAACGAGATTTAGTACAAAAGCCCCAAGAGGTTTTACCTCAGATTATAGAGAAAGAGTTCGATAAATTATTTGTAGACAGATATGGAACTCTTTTAGACGAATTCGAGGGAAGACAACAGGAGCAGGACATGCAGCAGAGGGTTTCTGATATTAATCAGAGAAACTCTGACTGGGTTTATCAACATGACCCAATGGGTAATATTGTTGTGGATCCTAGCGGACAACCTGCCCTAACGCCACAAGGTCAGCGTGTGATAGAACTCATAGGCGGCCTGAGGCAAAGCGGCTTAACTGACCCTGACAGACTCTGGGACACGGCTTCGAGGCTGTTGGCTGGAGAACTTGCTCAGGGTGCGTTAGGCCGTCAACAACAGCAGATGCAGCAAACGCAGCAAATTCAGCAACGTAATATGCGTCATCTGCAACAAGGTGCTGGTAGCATTCGCAACCGAGAAGGCAGCGTAGCACCACACGAAAACCCAAGTCCCAACTCCCAGAACCGGAGTCTGTCTCCCGGTGATAAGTTGCGTCAACAAGCGTTGGCGGACGGTTTATTTTAATTTCTTTAGAGAAAGGTTAGGATCATGGCCTATAAAGGTTTTAATCCAGTAGCTTTTGCTCGTACCGCAGCTACTACTCTCGCGCATCATATTCGCGACGTAGAAGAGAACATGCTACGCAACTATCAGTTGGGAGCACTCCTCGAGGCGGCAGGACGTGTAAACTACAACAACACTGGTGAAGGTTTCGACTGGCCAGTTCAGTATCGCTTGCACAAAATTGAAGGTAATACTGGAGAAACAGCTCGTAACTTCGCCCGTAAGAACTTGTGGAAAACGGCTAGCCAGGAAATGCGTGGTTACCAAACCACCGACTCCATGTACTACCGTGAATTCAAGTCGAATAGTGGTGAAGAAGGAATTATCAAGGTATTTGATAATTTCGTTCAACGACTAGAAACTTCTATCGAGCAATCGCTCGCTGGAGAATACTTCGTTGATGGAAGCCTAGCC